TAATGAAGGCAAAGCTACCTTTGAAGGTACTGAGTATGGAGATGATGCACAGTATCAAATGGAGGAAGGAGAGGAGGACTTAGCAGATGATAGCATATAAGATAAAATCTATTAACAATAAAACAGGTAAGGTTACATACTTGTATGAAGAAGGTGATGGTAGAAAGCATTACACAGTAACAAAGAAGAAAGATGCTATGCTTACATTAAGTATAGTTAAGAATCAAATGTGGGACTTAGATGAGTTTGATAATCCAGATATAGACCCAAGCATATATGGTGAACCAAACCATTTGTATTGGAGAAGAGGTGAGAAAGATACTGAGAATACTTGGGTTATTGATACAGTATTTATTAAGGAGAATAGAGTATGATTAAATATATTATATACACACAAAAGAACTGTGAGTATTGTGCCAAAGCAAAAGCATTACTAGATGAAGCAGGAGAAGTATACGAAGAGAGAGTGTTAGATAACTTGCCTAAGATAAAAAGATTTAGAGAAGCAGGACATAAAACTGTACCACAAATCTTTCTACACATAGGTGGGTTTAATGAACTAGAAGAATTTATGTTTCCAGAAGATATAGAGTTTGATGCAGACATAAAGCTAGTAGAAGAAACTAGACCTAGTGCAAAGGTAATACCTTTCAAAGGACAAATAGGTTCTATCTCTGGAAAGAAGGAGGAAGAATGAGTTTTAAAAAATATAAAGTAGAACTAGAACTTGACTTTGATAAACGACCTAGAAAAAAAGATATATTACATAGGTTGTTTGACGTAATGAAAGAAGACAAAGTTGAATATAAATTATACAAGTATAACAATAGGTTATACCATAGAGTTTAGAGGAGGAATTAACTATGATAAACATAAATAAAGAAATAATGCAAATACTTGCAGGTATTTTAGGGTGGTATTTTCTATGTTTTATTGTACCTTATATTGGGTATTGACTAGATGAATAATCTAATGTATAATAAAAATAATATGAGAAAAGATATGTACGTTTTAGCTTTACCTTATCCTAATAATATAGAGTTGCCTGATATTTTACAGGAAGATGATGGTAAAGTTATGTATTTTAAAGATAAGCAAGAAGCAAGAGTTTTTATGCAAGAACTTTATGATGAGAGAGGAATAATATTAAAACCTTTTATAGATGATTGGGTTCAAATAATGACAGTACAATGAATGAAATAGAAATATTAAAAAAAAATATTAGAGATTTACAAGAACAGCTTCATCATGCTTATGTAAGAATTAAGCAGTTACGAGAAGAGTTGGATAAAAATAAACCTAATAAAGGATTATATAATCCAGATGCAAGTCATATTAAAGATGAGTAAAGACAGGGAAAGAAGATTAAAAGCTACAGGTAAGTGGTTTCAAAAAAACAAAGAAAAAAAATTATGGGTCAATCATATTTTTCCTATAATTTTATTTATTAGTTTTTTATTTTATTTAATTTCGTTATAAGAGAAGAAAGATGAATTTGTTAAAACAAGAAATGAAAGAATTAGTTAAAGAAAGATACTATGAATATCTAGAAGAAGGCTATGAATCTTTTGAAGCTATGGAGTTAGCTAAAAAAGATATAGAAGAAAGAGCAGAGTCTGATATAGGTGCGTTTAAAAGATTATACGATAGTTCTTTTGATATTGACTAAATACATTTTATAATATAATATAGGGGAAATTATGGAGAAAAGATGGCTAGACAGGGGTGCTTGTCCTAAGTGTGGTTCAAGTGATGGGAATGTTAAACATTCTGAAGGTTACAGTTATTGTTTTTCCTGCAACACTAGATTTGGAGAGAATATGCAACAAGAAAAAGTAGTGCCTATACCTACAGAAAGTGCTATAAAAACTGTAGGTACAACAGGTGCATTAACAGAAAGAAATATTAACAAAGAAACTGCACAGAAATATAATACAAGTGTAAAAGTAAATGGTAATATGAATACACACCACATTTATAAATACTACAATGAAAGTGGTGCTAACATAGGAAACAAAGTAAGAGATGTAGCCACTAAGAATATGTGGGTAGAAGGAAATATAACTGAAGCTACTTTATTTGGTCAGAATTTATTTACAGGTGGTGGTAAGTATATCACTATAACTGAGGGTGAAGTAGATGCCATGTCTGCTTATGAATTGTTAGGTAGTAAGTGGGCATGTGTATCTGTTAAGACAGGAGCAGGTTCAGCATTAAGAGATTGTAAAAAAGCATTTGAATATTTAGATAGTTTTCAGAACATAGTTATATCATTTGATATGGACAAACAAGGTAGAGAAGCTAGTGAAAAAGTAGCACAGTTGTTTAGTCCTAACAAATGTAAGATTATGAATATGGAATTTAAAGATGCTAATGAATATTTAAAAATAGGTAAGAGAGAAAAGTTTTCTCAAGCATGGTGGAACGCACAACCTTATACACCTGCAGGTATTGTAAATCTTAGCAGCTTACGTTCAAAATTATTTGAAGAAGATTATTGTGAGACAGTCCCCTATCCTTGGAATAAGTTAAATGATAAGACTTATGGTATGAGAACAGGTGAATTAATTACATTTACATCTGGTGCAGGTATGGGTAAGTCTTCTATTATGAGAGAGATGATGCATCATTTACTTAAGAATACGAATCACAACATAGGTATATTAGCATTAGAAGAAAATACTAAGAACACAGTATTTAATATCATGTCAGTTGAAGCTAATGCTAGACTATATATTAATGAGGTTCGTAAAAATTATAGTGAAGAACAAATATTAGAATGGTTTGATAAGACTATTGGTACAAATAGATTTCATGCTTTTGACCATTTTGGTTCTATAGATAATGATGAGATATTATCTAGAGTTAGATACATGGCACAAGCATTAGAATGTAAATGGATTTTTATAGACCATTTATCTATTCTCGTATCTGGTCAAGATGAAGGAGATGAGAGAAAGTCTATTGATGTATTAATGACCAAGCTTAGAAGTCTTGTAGAACAAACAGGTATTGGTATGTTGTTAGTATCACATTTACGTAGACCTGCAGGAGATAGAGGACACGAAGATGGTAAAGAGATTACACTTTCACATTTACGTGGTAGTGCAAGCATTGCTCATCTATCTGATGGTGTGATTGGGTTAGAAAGAAATCAACAAGATACTGATGATGTAAAAGCTAACACAACAACTTTACGTATTTTAAAGAATAGATATACAGGAGATACAGGTGTGGCTACACATTTACATTATAATAAAGATACAGGTCGTATGAAAGAGATTGACAATCCTTATGAAGTAGATTATAATGCAGAGAATAATGAGGAGGTACCTTTCTAATGAACTGTTGGCATTGTGGAACAGAGTTAATATGGGGTGGTGACCATGATATTGACCATGAAGATGAGGATTATTGTATGGAAACAAATTTATCCTGTCCTAATTGTGGCTCTTTTCATATGGTATACTTACCAAAAGATAAACCAAAAAAGAAAGTAAGTTGGTTAAAGGGTTATAAAAAATGGTTAAAAATAAGATAGTTTATAAACCAAGAGAATTAACATTTAAAGAAAAGAGAATGATAGTGAAAGCAAAAAAAGTTTTATTTAACGAAAACTACGAAGGTAAACTAACTAAACATGATGGACATTGGATGTGGTATCATGTTTGTCCAGTAGAAAAAATAGAAATGTTTGTTGGTAAAGGAGAAGAATGTAGTTGGTGTGGAAAGGAGCAACATGAAAGTAGTTCTTGATATAGAGACAGACCAATTAAATGCTAGTGTAGTTAATTGTATTGTGGCTAAAAATATAGATACAAATGTATCAACAGTATTTGACCCAAGTAACATGCATGTATTTAAGAATTGGTCTAAAGATATTGACCAATATATAATGCATAATGGATTATCTTTTGATGCTCCTGTATTAAATAGATTATTAGATATAAAAATTAAACCTTCACAAGTATTAGATACACTAATATTATCACAGCTATTTAATCCTATGAGAGAAGGTGGACATGGATTAAGAGCATGGGGAGATAGATTTAACTTTCCTAAAGGAGAGATAGATTCTTTTGGTAAATATACAGAAGAATTAAAAAGATATTGTATGCAAGATGTAGACATAACACATAAATTATATAATCATTTAAAGACAGAGGGTAAAGGTTTTTCTAGGTCTTCTATTCATATGGAACATCAAGTAAGAGTTATTATAGACCAACAAGAAAAGAATGGTTTTTATCTTGATGTAAAAAAAGCTATGTGTTTACACAATACTTTATTAGATGAAGCTAATAATTTAGAAAAATGGGGTCGTATTAGATTTGACCCAACAAGAAAAGATTTAAAAACAAAAACAAAATACATACCTTTTAACATAGGTTCAAGACAACAAATAGCTGATAGACTTATAGAGATAGGGTGGAAACCTAAGAAGCATACAGATAAAGGTAATGTAATTGTTAATGAAGAAGTATTAGATGGTATTGATTTACCAGAAGCTAAAAAGATTTCTAGGTACTTGTTACTTCAGAAAAGAATAGCACAAATCAAGTCATGGATAAATGCTTGTGATGATAAAGATGGTAGAGTACATGGTCGAGTACATACCTTAAAAACCATAACTGGTCGTATGGCACATCACAGTCCTAATATGGCTCAGATTCCTGCTGTTCGTTCTCCTTATGGAAAAGAGTGTAGGGATTGTTGGACAATTGAGAATCCCTACACTCATTCTATTGTAGGAACAGATGCTAGTGGATTAGAGTTACGTTGTTTAGCTCATCTGATGAATGATGCTAATTTTACTGAGGAAGTTTTAAATGGAGATATACATACTGCGAATATGAAAATGGCAGGTATATCAGATAGAGACCAAGCTAAAACATTTATCTATGCTTTTATGTATGGTGCAGGTGCTAGTAAGATAGGTAAGATAGTAGGTAAAGGTGCTAAAGAAGGACAAGAACTTATAAATAGATTTTTATCTAACATGCCTGCTTTGAAAAGAGTTAGAGATAGTGTAACAAACTCAGCATCAAAAGGTAAGATAAGAGGTATTGATGGTAGATTACTGCATGTACGTTCTCCACATAGTGCATTAAATACTTTATTACAAGGAGCAGGTGCAGTTGTGTGTAAGCTATGGTTAATTAATATGAATAAAAGAATACAAGCATCTGGTGTAGATGCTAAGTTAGTTGCTTCAATACATGATGAATATCAATATGAAGTTTCTAAAAAAGATGTAAATAAATTTGGTAGTATTACCAAAGATGCAATGAAGGATACAGAACAACAGTTGCAAATGAAATGTCCATTAGATAACGAATGGAAGGAAGGTACGACATGGGCACAAACACATTAGTCAAGGAATTTGTGGGTAGAAAAGACCACAAAGACTATATTAAACGTGGTACTGCAGCAGAAAATTTACTTGCAGAAGAGGGTTTACGAAGAGGATATATTGTAAAACCTTCTTCAGAGAAACAAAATATGTATGACCACATTGATTTAATTTTAACGAAAGGAGATAAAAAATTTACAGTAGATGTAAAAGCTAGAAGAACAGGAACAGATAAGTCAAAAGGATTTGATGACTTATGGACTGTAGTGGAGTTCAAAAATACTATGGGTGATTCAGGTTGGCTATATAGTAAATCTGACTACATTGCTTTTGAACGTAAAGAAGACTTTGTATTTGCAGATACTAAACAACTTAGAGATATGTGTGAAAGTATTGTTGATGTAACTAAAAGAGTTGCTTCATTTAGAAATGCAAACTATAAAGTTTGGGGTAGGAGTTATCAAGGAAAGAAAGATTTAATATCAAGAATAGAAATGTTTAAAGTTGTTGAATTAAATAAAACATTTATTTGGTTAAAAAATCTTGACAACAATGAATAACTCTGATATAATTTTATTTTTAGAAAGGAAAAATACTATGAGTGTATTAAAAGGAAATGCTTATTGGGCTAGCATAACAAGCCCTAACACAACATTTGATTCTGATGGTGTGTGGACTGTTGACGTTGGTAATCTTGATTCAAAAAATAAAAAGATTGCTGAAGAGGATGGTCTTAGTGTTAAGAATAAAGGTGATGACAGAGGAGACTTTGTTACTATTAAGAGAAAAGTTAAGAACAAACGTGGTGATTTAAACAAAGCACCAGAGGTTGTAGATGCTCAGAAGAGAGCCATGATAAATACTTTAATTGGTAATGGTTCAGAAGTTAATGTGTTGTATTCTACATATGACTGGGAGTTTGGTGGTAAGTCTGGAGTGTCTGCTGATTTAAGGGCAGTACAGGTTACTAACTTAATTCCTTACAACGCAGACGCAGATGCTGATAACGCATTTGATGTTGTGCCTGATGGTTTTGTTTCTAATGAAGATGCAGATGCAAGATTTGCTTCTTAACTAAGAAAGGGTAATAGAAGACCTAACATCCTCCCAATATTTTGTTAGGTCTTTCTATTATATTTTTATGAAATCAATAAACACATTAGTAGAAGATATATACAATTTATTTGAACCAAGTATTGTTAATAAAATAAGTGAAGAAGATTTAGAAAAACATTTAAAAGAGTTTACAAAAAATGTAACGAACAATATTAAAACTGTTTTAAATGAACAACCTAGAAAGCAGAGAAAATTATCTTTATCTTCCATAGGTAAACCTACAAGACAGTTATGGTATGATAAACATTCTAATTCAGAAGCTAGACCATTAGCACCCTCAACAAGAATTAAATTTTTATATGGACACATACTAGAAGATTTACTTATACTTTTATCTAGAGTAGCAGGACATACAGTTACAGAAGAACAAAAGGAAGTAGAGGTAGAAGGTATTAAAGGACATCAAGATTGTAAGATAGATGGTATATTAGTAGACTGTAAGAGTGCTAGTGGATATGCTTTTAAAAAGTTTGCTAATAATAAACTAG